TTTGAAGCCACAACTGACATATCCTTTACTAACTCTGACACAGAAACTATCAAAGTATCCATCGACTACGCAGAACGACAGCAGGGGATTATAGACAGCCCTTGGTACTACGTCCGTGTAGACATTGGATGGTACATTTACAAATAACTTCCCTTTAGGAGAAACAATATGGCTTTCGCACAAGGCTCACGCTCCAGTCTGTCGTTCATCGTAGAATCTACGTTTGGTACAACACCCTCTGGTAACTTTACTAACCTTCCCTTCAGCACTCACTCTTTGAACCTCACTAAAGATCGTGTAGCTGGTAATGATATTCAAGCTGACCGTATGCCTCGCGTAGATCGTCACGGTAACCGTCAAGTAGGCGGTGACATCGTAGTTGACTTACGAGATGGCGACTATGATGCTTTACTTGAATCAGCTATGTTAAACACTTGGGCAACTAATGTCCTTAAAGTTGGCGTTGCACCTAAGTTCTTCTCTATAGAAGACTATGCTGCTGACATTGACCAAGCTCGTTTATTCACAGGTATGTCAGTTTCCACTATGGGCATATCACTTGCACCTAACCAGATGGTAGCAACTACATTCGGTATGGTTGGCAAGGACATGACCATCAGTGCTACACAGAAGACCCAATCCGCTGCATCTGGTGCTGCACCATTTGATGCCTACTCAGGTACTATTGGTATTGGTAACGTAGGTGGTGCAGCTTCTGTAGCTATCGTAACTGCACTAGACTTTACCTTAACTAACTCTTTTGCTCCTACTTTCGTTATTGGTAGCGATAGCGCACCATCTCTTGAGTACGGTCGTGCAGAAGTAGAAGGTACAATGACAGCTTACTTCCAAGACGCAGCACTTATCAACCGTTTCCTCAACGAGACTGAAACTGAGATTGAAGTGTCTGTGGATGACCCCACAGGAAACAATGCACACACATTCCAATTCCCACGGGTCAAGATTAACTCTGCTGATGTTGGCGTCGATGGCCCAACTAGCCGTATGGTTACAATGTCTTTTGTTGCTCTTTTTGACACAACAGAAGCTACTAACCTTAAGATCACACGCCCATCATAAGAATACCTAGCTAGGTAAGTGGGGACTCCTGAGTCGGGTCGGGGGTCTCCACGTTTTAATCACCCGACATAAACCCCGAAGGAACTCGACAATGGATTTAATGAACCTTAAGCCTACCAGTGACACTGTAGAAGTTAAGCTGGTTCACCCTAACACTGGTGATACCCTAAAGAATGACGACAAGACTGATATGACTATCACTGTCCACGCAAGTCACTCTAAAGAGTACAAGACAGCACTGCACGAACAGACAAACAAACGTCTTAAGGCTATGCAGTCAGGTAAGAAACAAGAGATCACAGCACAGGACATGGAAGAAGCTACTCTGACACTTCTATCTAAAGTTACTGCTGACTGGAACATTACATATGGTGGTGAGAAACCTAAGCTCACTGTCGCTAAGGCTAAAGATTTATATGACGAAGTGTTCTGGATTAAAGATCAGATTGAGGAAGCGGTGGCTGACTCCTTGGATTTTACGAAAGCCTAACTTCTCAGTTGTGTGAGTGGGCTGAACATCAGTTTAAACTCAACAAGCCTGACAAGGATGGCATTACGGAACGTGAACACCTAGAACAAGTAGAAAGGCAGATTGGACGAAGACCAGAAGCATTGGAACCCCCGACAGTATTTCCTCAGCTTATGTCTCATGTCTGGTCTGCCTTTATTGCATTGAGCAACAGTAGAACTCAAGGCTTCTCTGGCCCTAACCCGATAACATACGAACAAATCAAAGCATGGAAGGAACTGACTGAGACACCTGTAGAACCTCGCGAAGTAGGGGCGATAAAACGTGTTGATACAGTTTACATGGGGGTAGCGAATGGCTGATGATATTAAGTTAGTGATTGGAGTTGAACAGGGAGGTCTTCTTAAGGCTATTACCAACACAGAAGCCCTTGAGAAAAAAGTTAAGAAGCTCTCTGCTGCATACGCTAATGATTCCGTCAGCTATGATAGGTATAACAGGGCTATAGGCAATCTAGCCAAGGCTACAAATAGGAGTAAAAAAGAACTCTTAGACTATGGAAAGGCACTACGTGCTGAGGAGAAGGCTGCAAAGAAAGCTACGGCTGAGGCTAACAGGCTTACTACAGAGAAAAAGAAAGCCGCTAAAGCTGCCAAAGACCTAGCCAATGAGGAGAAAAAAGCTGCTAAAGCCGCTAAAGAACTAGCACGAGCCCAAGAAAAGGAAGCTGCTTCCCTAAAAAGTATGCGTATGGCAACGGACTCTATCTACCGAAATCAGCAGAAGCGACTTCAAATGAAGAAGTTACTCAAGGCTGCTATCGTTGCTGAGACTATGAGTACGGAAGAGGCTATTGTTGCACTAAGACGGTATAACGATGCACAAACGACTTCTAATAAAGTTATGGGTGCAGCTAAGAACCGTATGAATGGCAACAACATGGCTATTCAACAGTTAGGCTACCAGTTTGGTGACTTTGCTGTACAGGTACAAAGCGGTACAAGTGCTTTTGTTGCGTTCAGTCAACAGGGCGCTCAGTTAGCTGGCATTCTACCCATGATTGCAACCCCTCTAGGATTAAGCATGGGTGTGGCTGTAGCTTTATCTGCTGGACTAGGTATCCTTATTCCCATCGTAGGTGTTGTAGGTCGTGCATTGTTTGAGATGGGCGGTAACGCTAAGTCTGCCTCAGAAAAAGCAGACGCGCTAAAAGAATCCTTAGAAGAGCTTTCTGGAGCCGCTGATCTTCTCAAAGACCTTGCGGAGATAAACCTGAGTGGTCAGTTTGCCGAAGCTAAGGAAGAGTTAAAAGGTCTTGTTAAAGAGCTTAATAAACTAAAGCAAGAACAAGCAAGGGATGCGTTTTCTACTGCCATAAAGTCATTTGTAGAGGGTCTAAGCGACCAGATGCTTAAAGCTAAGGAAATGGCAGATAACGCTGCAAGGGAGAAAAGTGCAATAACAACGATGCAGTCCTCTTTTACAAGGGACTCTGAGGTTTATAAAGAAGCCGCTAAAGCAATACAAGAGTTGATCCCCCGACAAATCGAAGCTACGAAAGCTGCACTTGAGTACAGTGACCTACTAAAACAGATAGGTAAGATCCAAAGCTCTAGTAACTCAAAAGACTATGCTGCAAACATGGTTGCGTTTGCTAACACTCTCAGGGACAGTGAGTATGTAACCGAAGGCTTAAAGAAGCAGATGATGGAACTGCTTGATGAAACTGGGCTTATTGTTGACGAAGTAGAAGATCTGGTTGAGAAACAAGAAGAAGTTAATAAAGTTGCAGAGAGCTTCCTTAAAACTCAAGAAGAATCCACTAAAGCACAAGCTAAGATTAAAGAAGCTGTAAAGGAGATTCTTGATACAGTCGAGGCTGAAAAGAAGTCTATGACTGCCAAGCTTGAATTGAATAAACTTATTCTACAGAGTGTGAAAGGCTCTCTGAAAGTTAGGGAGAAAGAAGCGGAGCTTGCAAGAGAGCAATACCGTCTTGATAAGATTTCTGAAGGTATCAAAGGTAATCATCTTAAGGCCGTTATGGCTCTCTATGATGAAAATGCTAAAGTAACCGCTGAAATCGCCTCATCTGAAGATAAGGCAAAAGGTCTTGCTGACGCTCTTAAAGATGCTGCTTCCGCTATGTCTTCACTACAGTCTTTTAGCGACGGACTCGACAAAAAGTTAGCCGTTTCTGTGGCTAAAGTTAAGGCACTAAAATCTGGTGCTGATGCTATTGTTGCTGGCTCTATTGCAGGGATGCGTACAGACTTAGATCGTAAGATTTCAGAGGCTAAAGGCAGAGGAGTTGATGCTGGAATTGTAGAGCGAATGTTTGGGGCAGATAGACAAAAGATATCTCAAATAGAAGCCTCTGAAATAGAGCGCAGAAAACTTGAGAAAGCTAACCGTGGTGGCAGCAACGTAGTAAACATCAACGAGATTATTGAAGCCCGTAAACTACAAGCTGAACAAGAGCGTACCCTAATTGGCTTAAGCGAGAAGCAAGCAGAGGGTCTGAGG